AACACTTGCCTTTTTACTTCTAACCGTCTCGGTTTAAAAGTACATGGATATTCTTTTCATATAAAAGATAATCCTACTTACGACTCACTAAAAGCACAAGAGGTATGTGAAAAGTTTGGATTTAATTTTACAAGCATTGAAGTGCCAACTGAAAATTTAGTTGAAGACTTTAAAAAGTTGGCATACACATACAGTTGCAAAAAGAAAGTTCAATTTGAATGCACTTGGCCATTCATGTACATGTATCCTAAGATAAAAGAGAAAGTTATTATATCTGGTGTTGCCGCAGACGGACACTATGGTCTAAGTAAAAAGGCCATGATACATTTTAAACATACCAAACAAAAGTTTGATAAATTTAGAACAGATTATTTTTCATCAGATAATCCAGCAGGTGTTAGACAATTAGAAATGTTAAGTAAAGAACATAATAAGATTCTGATTGCACCTTATTTAAATAAAGATGTATTTAATTATTTCATACAATTTGATTGGGATCAGATTAATAAACCATATGAAAAACATTTAATTAGACAACATTTTCATGAGTTTGATGAACTTAAACTTAAAAAACATCTTAATTTACAACTTGTCGCAGAGATACCAACTATATTTGAGAAACTTCTTGACAATAAAGAGATAAACATATATGATAGGAAAAGAATTATGGATGTGTGTCGTGACTGGTCAAAAATAGTTGACAGTAAAGGCACTTTGGAAAACTTTATATGAAATACAAACCTTACTTAATGAAAGACGTATTAGACGGAGAGGCACAAGAAAAGTTTCGTGTCATATCTACTTTCGCAGGTGGTGGTGGAAGTTCCACAGGTTATCGTCTTGCAGGTGGAAAGATACTTGCAATAAATGAGTTTGTTGAGGAAGCAAGAAATACTTACAGAGATAATTATCCAAACACACCTATTCTTGATGGTGATATCAAAGAACTAGAGGGAAAAGATTTTTTAGAGATTGCAAATATAAAAGAAGGTGAACTTGAATTGTTAGACGGATCACCTCCATGTTCAGCGTTTAGTATGTGTGGAACACTTGCAAGAGAAGGAACAGTTCATAGTGACGGATTTGGTAAAACTAAATCTTACTCAGACGGAAAGATAGTTACAAACATTGAAGATTTATTCTTTGAGTTTTTAAGAGTTGCAGATAAGATTAGACCAAAGACTATTATCGCAGAAAATGTTGAAGGTCTTACAGTCGGAGAGGCAAAACAATATTTTAATAAAATACAAAATACATTTGAAGACATTGGATATCAAGTAGTTGCAAAAGTGCATGATTGTTCACAGTTTGGAGTTCCACAAAGAAGACGAAGAGTTTTCTTCATGGCAGTTAGAGATGATATTATGGATCAAGTTGGTTTAAATTTTATGACACTATCATCAATATTTCCAAAAGAGAATGAAACAATTACCACTTTACAAGGTGCCTTTGATGGTTTAGAATATGATAATGATGAAGTGGAAATGTTAACCAGAATGTGGAAAGAAACAGCATACTACAAACAAACTTGTGTATTGATGCCACGCAACCCAGACAAAGTAATTACAGGCACAGACTATCATCCAAAAGGTTGGCATTTTAATTTAAAGATTGCATCAGAGTTTCATCCGTCACCTACTATTACTGCCATGGGTGCAACAGAAAAAACTGCTGGAGTTTGTCATTGGGAAGAAGACAGAAAGTTTACTTTAGGTGAATTAAAAAGAGTAACATCACTACCAGACGATTTTATATTGACAGGTAAGTGGGCTCAAAAATCAGAGAGATGTGGAAGAATGGTGCCATCGTTAATGATGAAAGCACTTGCGAGTTCCATGTATGATAATGTTTTAAGGAATATATAATGAACGATTTTACATTTGCACACAGAGAAGAGGGATTTGATAATCACATTGACAAATCTATCAGAGGTTATAAAGAATTATTGAATGATGTTGTATCATTTTCTAGATATTTTGTAGAAGAAAAAACACATGTTCTAGATATTGGATGTTCAACTGGCAAACTAACAAAAGAAATATTTTTACAAAATCATGAACATAAGAATCGTGTCACATACGAAGGTGTTGAATACGCAAAAGGTTTTCAAGAAGACCTTCATAAAAGGTCTGATGAATTATGGAAAATGGTTGAGGAAAGTAAAAATAGATCATTTATTAATTTTAGTGAAAAGGATATAAGAGAATATTCGTTAGGTTACAATAAATATTCTTATATTACATCAATATTTACTTTACAGTTCATGCCTAAAACAGACAGAGAAAAATTGATACGAGACATTTATACAAGTTTAATACCTGGTGGCGCATTTGTCTTTGCAGAAAAAGTTTATTCACAGAATGCTCATATTCAAGATATGTTAACATTTATGTATTATGATTACAAAAGAAAACATTTCGAAGATAAAGACATTTTAGATAAAGAAAACACACTACGACACATGTTGAAACCAAATACTTGGCCAGAAATAAATGAGTTCTTGACGAAGGCAGGTTTTAAAGATATACAAGTATTTTGGCGTAATCATAATTTTTTAGGAGCAATAGTAATCAAATGAGCACAGCAGTATTTTTGATTGGGTTTTTGTGTTTAGGTATGCCTGGCGATGAAGTATGTACAAACATAGCGTCAAAATATTTATATCTTGATATGGAAAATTGTCTAATCGCAAGAAGAGAAATATATTCTGAGTTAAGTGACTTACCTGGTCTTCAACTTCAATGTATACCCTCAGACTTAATAGAGAACTATACAATATACAGACCAGAATTATTAAATAAAAATTTATAAGGAGTAATTATGGGAACAGATGCAAATGATTTTTTAAAAGAGATCATAAAAACAACTGGCAATGAATATGCTAATCTAGTAGAAGACGGAGTTGAATCAGGTGATGTTGAAAACTTTATCGACACTGGTTCTTATATTTTAAACGGAATGTTAAGTGGTTCACTTTATGGTGGACTTCCACAAAATAAAATAACAGCACTTGCAGGTGAATCTGCAACTGGTAAAACATTTTTTCTTATGGGAATGTGTAAACACTTTTTAGATGCAAACCCAGATGGTGGTGTTGTTTACTTTGAGTCAGAGTCAGCAGTGACTAAAAAAATGATTGTTGATAGAGGCATTGATGCATCAAGAATGGTAGTCTTACCTGTCTCAACTGTGCAAGAGTTCAGAACACAGGCAATTAAAGTTCTTGATAGATACATGCAACAAGATGTCGATATTAGAAGACCTATGTTTATGTGTCTTGATTCTCTAGGTATGTTATCAACAACAAAAGAAGTTGAGGATACAGCAGAGGGAAAAGAAACGAGAGATATGACAAGGGCTCAAGTTCTAAAGGCTGCATTTAGAATACTTACACTTAAATTAGGTAAAGCAAAAGTACCAATGGTTGTAACAAATCACACTTATGATGTTGTTGGATCATATGTTCCAATGAAAGAAATGGGTGGTGGCAGTGGACTTAAATATGCCGCAAGTAGTATTGTATATCTAAGTAAGAAGAAAGAAAAAGACGGAACTCAAGTTATCGGTAATATTATCAAAGCAAAAAATCAAAAGTCAAGATTAACAAAAGAAAACTCAGAGTGTGAAGTTAGATTGACATATAATAAAGGTCTTGACAAATATTATGGACTTCTTCAACTTGCAGAAAAACATGACATATTTAAAAAGGTATCTACAAAATATGAACTACCAGATGGTCGTAAAGTGTTTGGCAAAACTATAAATGATGATCCACAATCATATTTTAGAGATGAGATCATGCAAAAATTAGAGGAGGCTGCAAAGATAGAATATTCTTATGGAGAAGAAAAAGCGATATAGTTATATTGAGTCAGCAAAATACCCAGACCAAACTTGCATAGGTATTAATGAAGGTGACTACGCTGGAGTCATATATAAATATGGAAAAGTTTCACCTGTTGTAAAAGACGGAAGTTTGATTATGCAGTTTGAATATGATATAATAGAAAACAATGCAATACCAAAAGAAAAGTTTGATAAAACTTTTTTTAAATATATTGGTGATATACTAATGGAAATACTTGATGAAAAATATAACCTTAACGATACTAGAGAACCTGATAGCAAATGAAGAATATGCTAGAAAAGTTTTACCGTTTTTAAAAGAAGAATACTTCGAGAACAAAAATCAAAGAATTGTATTCAAAGAGATAAGTTCTTTTGCACTAAAGTATTCTAAACTTCCAACAAAGACATCTCTAGAAGTTGAACTTGATAATCGAAAAGATTTAACGGAACAACAATATAAAGATATAACAAATCTTGTTAGCAACTTTACAGAGGATGCAGTTGATATAGAGTGGTTGACTGACACTACCGAAAAGTTCTGTAAAGATAGGGCAATCTATAATGCCGTCGTGGACGGAATCTCTATTATTGAAGGTAGAGATTCCACACGAAAGCCTGACGCACTTCCTAGTCTATTGACAGACGCACTATCAGTATCATTTGATAATAGAGTAGGACATGATTACATAGAAGATGCATCAGATAGATTTGATTATTTACATCGAAAAGAAGAACGCATTCCATTTGATTTAGAATACTTTAATAAAATTACAAAGGGTGGACTTCCACAAAAAACACTAAACATTGCACTTGCAGGTACAGGTGTCGGTAAGTCTTTGTTTATGTGTCACATGGCTGCGAACTGTATCAATCAAGGACGAAATGTATTATACATTACTTTAGAGATGGCAGAGGAAAGAATCGCAGAAAGAATAGATGCAAATCTTATGAACGTAAGTATGGATGCATTGCAAGATTTACCTAAACCCATGTATGATGATAAGATTGAAAAGATTATGAACAAAGTAAAAGGTAAACTTATTATCAAAGAATATCCAACTGCATCAGCACATACAAATCATTTTAGATCATTATTACAAGAACTATCAATAAAGAAAAGTTTTAAACCAGAGATAATCTTTGTAGATTACTTAAATATATGTGCTTCAAGTCGATTTAAAGGGGGCTCAAACATAAATTCATACACACTTATAAAATCTATCGCAGAGGAATTAAGGGGTCTAGCAGTCGAAAATAACGTGCCTATCGTGTCTGCTACACAAACTACTAGAGGTGGATATGTGTCAACTGATATAGGACTTGAGGACACATCAGAGTCATTTGGATTACCTGCGACAGCAGACTTTATGTTTGCATTGATATCAACTGAAGAAATGGAAGAATTACAACAAATTACAGTCAAACAACTAAAAAATAGATACAATGATCCTACTGTAAACAAAAGATTTGTTTTAGGAATAGACAGATCAAGAATGAAACTGTATGATGTTGAACTAAATGCACAATCTGATCTTGTAGATAGTGGGCAAGAGGACGAGATACCTGTACTAGATAAGTCTACCAGTGGAGAGAGGTATGCCAAGTTCCAAGAAATTAAAGTCTAGATATTATGTTGATATGGACGATTCTAATTTAAATTATCCATATAATTGTATTGATGTAAAAACAAATGAGATTGTATGGAACTTTGAGTTTGAAGATGATGCATTAGAGTGGTGTCGAAGACAAAATAAAAAACCAACATTTGGCAAGGATAGAATACCTCCACATATGAGGATGTATAAAACATAAATATATGAGTATTAAATGGGGGAGCGATGTCTATTAGAAAATTTGTACAACAAGTAAGACCTAGAGAACAATCATATAAACCCAAACTAATTATTGTTGAAGAACTTCTTGCAGAAGAAGAACTTCCTAAAGATATTATGAGGGGGTTAAGTTATGAGAAGTCTGATAAATTATCATCATCTAAAAGAGATGTTTATGTTGTTCGTTCATCAGATAGAGAAACTGATAGAGATGAGATACTAAGAAATCTTAATCAAGCAGATATCAAAGCATCTTTAGGCACGAGTTCATCGTCAGTTGATCCGATTGATGGCACATATCAAAACAGAAATTTTAGAATCTTTGTAAAACCACTATCTGGTGGTATGGGTGAGAC